TAAAATGTTCAGCAAAACAAATTGTTTCCAAAAACATGTTTTAACCCAACTTGCAAATGTAAGGAACTGAAGATAGTTAGAGAAGTTACCTTACGATGCAGTAACTGTAACTGCGGTGTAAAAGTAGAAGAAAGAAAAATTGGCTCTTACTCCTGGAGCATACAAGAGAATCTACTTTTTACCGTTGTCAAAAATAGAAAGGATAAATCTTAAAAATTTCAGAATCGCAATCTGAAATTTAATCCACATTTTTTTTATCATTTAACTAGCAAGAACTAGCAATCTCGAACCCGCTTGAAAGTTAATTGCCGTTCCTGGATTTGCATCAACTATGTCAAACCTCGTTATGTATGCCCCGCCGTACCATTTACAATAATTCTGATAAGAAGCCGCGTATGTATTTCCGGTTGTAAGATTTGCAGTGGTGGTAAGGCTAAATAATTTGTCATCTGTTGAACCTCCATTAAAGCCGCTCATTTCAAAAAACATTGGATTGTTTGAATTTATGCCGGAAAAGAAAAACATTGATCTCTCATTATTCGCCGTTCCCGCAGTTGTAAAATCTCTAAACGTGTTAGAGGCATATTCAACATTGCCCGCTGTGTTATTACACGTCACCCCTAAGGTTGTAGAGGAAACAGGCGCGCCATAATACAAAATTTTAATAAATTTATCTTGAGCAGAAAACGTCCCAGTATTCAATGGACCGGCAACTCCAAGTGTTACATCTGCCAAAATTTCCCAGGTTGAACTCGCTGCGGCGGGCGTAAAATATTCGGGTGCGGTTGCACCTGCATTTACTTTAATTTGTTGGGCTGGACTACCGATTGCCAATCGTTGTAATGCATTACCATCACTGTAGACAATATCACCCGCATTTAGTGAGCCCTCAGTAACATTTACCATATTAAGAGGCGACCCGTCTTGGACCGCACTGGAATGTTTATGTGGTTTTAATACATTAGTGCCCCCGCCTGAAAATCCCATTTTAACCTCTTGCTCGATTAAATCTTGCCTGTTCTGTTGAAAGATACATCGGTGTTACTTGTGCCAGGAGGTCTGTAGAACCTGCTGCTCCTGGTGTTACTTGAACACTCACTACATTTTGGCCGTTTATGTTTTGGTCGGCGCCTGCGCTTAATGAAATAGCTGGCTGACCATTTACTGAAAAAGTACATGCATTGGCTGCATCTTGATTTTTAATTGCAACGGAAATTGCTATGCTTCGATATAATGTTGGATAATGAATTGTGGTTGCAGCTGCACCCCCTGCTATAACATCGGAAACAAAAGTTGATTCGGCAGTTGTATCATTTGGTTTTACCGTAACTCGGTATCCTTGAATTATTTGAGGCATTTAAGCCGCCTTAGAAAAGATTTGCATATTTCAAAAGAAAGGAATATGCTGCAATACCACCACCTGTGGCAACTTGTCCAGATGAAAAGCTCAACTGTTTTCCACCCGCCTGACCGGATACGGCGACAGGAATTGGGCCAAAAACCACACGGCCCGCACTGGCTGCTGAACTGGCTACTGAAAAATTAGATACTCCTGATTGAATACCGTTTACTAGAACGTTTGTTTGATATGCTGCTGCGCCTGGTGGGTCTGGATTGTTTACGCAATCTAAGATATTATTGCTGCGGTTTAACTGCTGTATAGTAAGACCTGTAATATCGTCTGTCGAAGGGCCAAAAACGTTAAGCGCTAATCCTGGAGTCGTATAACTTCTCATAAGTGGTACAGCCATTAGAGACTATCCTCTTGTAAGTTACCCATTGAGTTTGCACCTGTAAAGGCTCTATCTGAACCCTGTACAACTGAAGTAGCTACTGCACCGATTGCTGATTCTATACCACCAATTCCAAATGCTGCTGCTGCTGGGATTACTTTGCCGATTGTACCGCTTGCCATATTTGGGGATATTGCGCCAAGTATGACGGTTCCTAAGGCTGCGATTCCAGCACCTGCTAGAATCTTGTTTACCATTTTACCTGTTTTTATAAATCGTTTAGCCATTCTCCATTCTAAGAATAGAGAATGACTTAATAAATATGCCTATTTTACATAAGTATGGTTATTGGCAAGATTGGAAGCTATTTAGCTCTTGGTCTTGCTGGTGCGTTCGTTCTCAATGCTTTAATCAGACCTGGTTCCGCAGCAGCCACAGGTGGTGCGTTGCAAGAAACAGGTGCGGGAATAGCCTCAATTGGTGCGGGAATAGGGGATTCGTTACGGTCAATAGGCGGTGGAAGTGCCAAACTGTTCGACCCTCTGTTCACGTTAAGAGATTTAGTTTTTACATCCCAAGCAGGAACTGCAGCAGGTGTTGGTCCAGTTAATCAAACCCAAGTTGAAACAAATAATGATAGGTCCACTCCTGTTTCAGCAACTATTACTGTATCTTCTGGAAGTGATTCAGCAACACCTACGGCAACTCCGCAATCATCCCCAGGTGGTGCCAATATATCCAGTTTAGGAAGCCAGCGTTGGAGCGGTGGTGGGTTTGGTGCTGCTAATTGAAGAAAGGTTCAAAGGCTGCTAAAGCCTGGGGTGCAAAAATGCGCAGATTAAGAAGCAAACCCCGAACCACAAAAAAACGAAAAAAATCTAAGTCAACAAGAAGAAAACGTTCTACACGTTCGGGTCAAGTTAGAAAAACTGCTAGAAGGGCATACAAAGGTCTTAAAAGACGTCGTAATGTTTTCCGGTTCATTTCTAGGCGTAAAAAGTCTGATTCTGCGTGGAATTTCTAATGGTTGAAAGTCAAACAGCCTATATCTGTTCAGTTTGTAAAAAGAAAAAACGTATCAATATTAGAGAAGGTCATGGTGACACAGTATGGGGAGATTGGAAAGATGATTAAACCCAATTATATTTCTCGCCTTTACATTTAGGACAGTCAATAGTGGTATTGTAGATGGGGTCAATCTTGTTAGAGTTGGTCTGTGCATCTACGGTCCCTACAATGCCATGAGGTATGCCTGTTACCGTATCAGCACATAGGTCACAAGGAAGATACTGCTTCAGCTTCAGCTCCAGGTTGGGCCTGTTTACTATTTGACCTTTCTTGTATTCCTTTGATAATTTCATCCTTATTTTCTATTATACCCTTTTCTATATTTTCTAAGGTGCCTTTGGGTAAATATTTAAGATATTTCCCAAAACCAAATTTTTTGATTAACACTTCTCCTATTCCCGAACCCGCTTCAATATCTCGTTCTGTTAATTCGGGTCCTTGTTTCATTTTGTTAATACTTCCTTTAAGCCGTAAAATCTCTTGTCTATAATCGGCTGCATCTGCTTTTTTAATTTCACCTAAATATTTAATGTCAGCCTCATAATCTTTAATCCGTTGCCTACTGTGTTTGTTAATAGCACCCCTGTTCCGAGCAATAAACATACAGGAAACACCAGCAGATACACACGCAACCAGGATAAGTGCCGAAGATAGAAGCTCTTCCATACCATAATTATAAAGAAATTACTTAGATCTAAGCGTTTCTAACCCTAAAGACACCCTGAATCACCCTACTCCAGCTCATAAAAAGCTAACAAAAACCACCATTAATGGTGTATTCTTATCCCTAGGTAAGGAGCATCGGAGGCAGTGGAATGCGGCGGAGGGGGAATTAGCGGCGGCTGTAGGTTTACTACAGGTTATTTTTGAAAGCAGACCTGTAGGCGAAATCAAACTGTGTGTGTGTACATAAATACTTAGAATGTATTGACTATGTGCATGGAGGGGTTTAATGTTTAGTAACAAGATAAAATTGCACACAAACTCTTACCCACTGAGCATCAGCCCGCGGTTAAAGTATAATCCTGATGCGAGGAAGTGGTCATCCCCCCCCTGCATTAAAGAACCTGGCTTCGGGTGGAGGTGAAAAAATGGACTGGATGAACGTACCAACAAACGCAGCCGTAAAATCAGGAAGAAACATTGGCGGAGTAAAAACACGAATGTGGATAAGTAACCCCATATCTTTTTGGGCCTTACTTGAGCAGATTAGGTCACAAAATGGATTCAAGGATGCCAACGAAACTATGTTTTATTGTGTGATGGAAAAGGCAAAAGAAATCGGTCTGGAAGTATAATGACAAAACTAGAAGAACAAGAAAAGTTAGTGAAACGTATTTACCGCCTTCGGATGGAGTTGTATCGCAGATTTAAACGCCCGTATGGAAATGTTTGAACTATCAACAACACGCATCGGTTTAGAATCTGCTGTCAACGAAGTAAGTGGAGAATACGAAGTTATCCCACGCAAAAAATGCAAGAAGTGTAAATGTTATTTGTCTAAAGGAACAGTAAGCATCTTGTGTTTAAAATGTTCAGCAAAACAAATTGTTTCCAAAAACATGTTTTAACCCAACTTGCAAATGTAAGGAACTGAAGATAGTTAGAGAAGTTA